GCCGCGCCCAATCCGTTGTCGCTGATAGCGTAGGTAAACGTGCTATTAGCGGCAGGGCAAGCACCACGATATTCCGGCTTCAGCGAAAGCACGCCATCGTCCGTGATGGTGAAGTAGGTTGCGTGAATATCGGGATCATTGGTTATGCCGATATTCTTCCTTGCCTGTGCCTGCTGTTCCTCGGAGAAGTTTTGCTCCTTGCAGGACACCGCACTCTCCTCCATCTGCAACAGCTCCTCCCGGAGGGTGTCGTAGAAGACCAGCTCGCCAACGAATTGGACATCCTCGTCGTCAAAGATATACAGGCCGGAATCCACGTCCCGTTCAGTACAGCCGGGACGTGCCTGCAGCCAGTCCACCTCCATGGCTACATTGCCGGTGGGATACTGCAGAGCAGCCGAGTCCGTGAGCTCTTGAATATGGACGACGATCTTCTCGCCCGGAGCAAACCATCTGCCTATATCCAGCTCTACCTGTAGCTGTCCTGCAGGCGGATCATCTACAAATGTCGCAGCAATGGGGTCCGCATTCAGATCCACAGAGTTGAAAAGCTTAATGTAGATGCCGTCGCAGATGCCGCTCACCGTCACCGGAAAGCGGACCTTCTCCAGATACCGGGGAGATCCAACCACCTGCAGGCTGGTGGCATACATCGCCACCGCCTCCTCCGCCACCCCACCGGATCGGCTGATGGTCAGCGGCCGAGCACCGATCTGATCGCCGGGTTCTCCTTTTTCTCCCTGCGGTCCCTGAGGACCTTGTCTCCCTTGGGCCCCGCGAGGTCCTACATCTCCCTGGGGGCCTGCCGGTCCGGGAATTCCTTGAGGCCCCTGTTCACCCTGAGGTCCTTGCGGGCCGGAAGGGCCGGCAAGAGACTGCAGCCATTCGTCCATGGTTCCCACGAATCCTCGCATCACCGCTAAGCCATAGGCGGTAATGTAGTACGACGGTACGCCCGGAGCACTCTGCGGATCCCGTCCGCCCCGGCCCTGGGCAGGTGTGTACACACGGGCAAACCACCGCACGAAATTGCTATAAGCTTCGTTGTACTGGATCATGGAGTTTTGGTATTTGTCGTACTCACCGTTGGTCATGTCGATTTTTGCTTCCAGCCATAGGCCGTAAATTCCGTCGTGAGGGAACCGAACCAGCAGCTGTGTATCTGCGTGCTCCGGCCACGAATAGCGGAGCTGCTCTGTCTCGCAGATGTCCATCAGAAGCACATTTACGGCAAGCATGCCCTCCAGCTCCGCGATCCAGGCCACCTTCTGCTCAGCGGTAAACGCATTGGGCTTTCTTGCATCCACCCTGTCCAGCACTTCTTTGATCGTGCTCATATTATCCTCCTTTCAAAGAAAAGGGCGTGGGCGGTCGGCCCACGCCCTTCGTGCTATGTATTGCAGCTGCCTTACAGTTTCAGGGTGGCCAGGTCGGTACCGCCCTCGATACCGCCGATGGAAGCGAATCGCCAGTCGTTGAAGGTGGCATTGAAACGGCTGCGGCCACGCCATACGTTGGCGTCGGTATTCTCGTCAATGGTGGAGTGGACCTCCAGCTTGACGCGGTCGTTCCACACAGCACCGCCATAGGTCTGGTTATACTTGCTGTCCAGCAAGATCCAGGGCTTCATACCCGCATCCACAAACTGGTTCAGGTAGGACCAGATGATCACATTCCAGCGGCCATGCTGGTAGTTGAAGGCGTTGTTGGCAGTGACGGGATCCTTATCTGCACCGATGGCAGCGAATACCTGCTGCTTCAGCTCGGGATCCTCGGGGATCAGGATGGTATCAGGGGCCACGTCCAGGATGTTGTCGTTGTCACCCTTGAAAAGGTGCATGGCACTTTCGGCTCTGCCCAGAGCATCCACGGAGAATGCATTGGAGAACTTGTTGGTCATGGTCTTGCCGGATACCTTGGGCTTGTGGGCGGTGTGGAACAGAGCCAGACCGTCTGCGGCGGCGATGTCAAACTGACGGCCGCGGAAAGCTACCTTGGTCTTGCCGGCCATGGCACCGCCATAAACGGCAGCACCGAACAGTTCGCGGGTGCGATTGTAGGCGGTGATGAAGCCGGCGGGCTGCTTCTTCAGATCCAGCAGCTTACCGTCCTCGATCATCTCCTTGGAGATGGCGAAGGAATCCTTCCAGGTCTCATAGACCAGCAGCTTCTGGTAACCCTCCTGCATACCGTCAGTGGGATATGCACCGTTTTCACCCACAGGCTGGAAGCCGCCCATGGCGGTCATGGAAGTCATCATATCGCCGTAGTTCTCGGAGGTGCCCATCAGGAACAGATCCTTCAGGACGCTCTGCTTTTCAAACTGCTCGCCACGCTGTTCCAGGAACATCTTGATGGGAGCCTGGCACTTGCCGTAGATGGAGTCATTCAGGCCGGAAGCCTGGGTAAATACAAAATTGTTAGGCATTGTTTTTATCTCCTTTCGTGTTGCTTACTGGTAATTAGACGAAGCGGCCGCAGACAGTGCTGCCGGCAGCGGTGCCGTCGATGCGAACGATCTCGAAGGTGCCTGCCTCGGCGGCATCCGCCTGCAGACCGCCGGCGGAAACTTCCAGCAAGGTGCCAACGGTGGCGGCTTCGGCTGCAGCACTGAGCTGGGTCTCGTAGATCACATCACTCTTTACGCGGGTAACCGCTACCAGCTCGTCGCCGGCAACAGTGATGTTTGCCATGCACAGATACTTGGGGGTGGTCTTGCTGGCGGCACTGATGGGGGCCAGCTTGCCTGCAGTGACGGTCAGCATCTGACCGGCCTGATAAGTACCGGGTGCTGCGTTCAGGTACTCATAAGGCACCACAGCACCGGTATCGGAAGAATGGGGAGAATACATAGTGAAAACCTCCTTAAGATTTGTGTTTGTTGTAATAGTCCTGGATCTGTTGGTCGGTGGCACCGGGATTGAGCAGACGGAACATAGCCATGTCCTCTGCAGGGACGCTGGCAGCACCCTTGCCTCTGGATACGCCGGTAGGACTTAAGTGATCCTTGCCCCGGACGTTGTTCATGGCCTGTTGCCGGATGGCTTCATCCCGGGCCTTCTCGAGCTTGGCTCGGTTGACCAGATAATGGGCATCCTTGAAGGAGTACCCACGATTGACCAGATCGTAGAATTCCTTTGCATTGGGCATTTTCAGCAGATCCGCCACGCTGTTGATGCTCGGATCCAGTTCATGGATGGCTGCGATCTCAGCATCGATGGCAGCTTTGTCTGCGTCGATCTGCCGCTGCTTAGCCGCCGCATTCTCCTGGTCGATCAGCTGCTGCACCTTCTGCATGGCAGGGTGCTTGCCGATCATATCCTCCAGGATTTCCGGGGTCATTTTCCCGGACTGCAGCTGCCGCTGCATCTTCTCGGCATCGAATCGCTGATGCCAGGCAAGGAATTGCTCCATGTTGGTGATAGGCTCGTTGGTAAAGCTGTTTACCATGCCGGCCTTTTTGAAAAAGTCCACCATGGAAGCTGCCTGCTTGTCCTGCTCCGCTTTCACGGCAGCCTGGACTGCCAGATCAATTTCCGCCTGCCGGGCTTCCTGCTCCTGCTGGCGGCGTCGGGCAGCGTTTTGCCTTCGCTGCTCCGGAGTGAGAGGGGTCTTTCCCGAATCGGCACCGTCGCCCGCTTCATTTTCCGGATCGTCCGGAGCTGCTGTGCCTGCAGAAGGTTCGGTACCTGTGCCGGTGGGATTTGCTGCGGGATCATTGGCAGGGTCGGCGGGCTCCTGCACTTGTACGCCTTCGGGATCCGCAGGGGGAGTCTGAGCTGTGGGAGCAGGATCGGCGGGCTCCTGCACTTGTTCGCCTAAGCCCAAAGCTTCATACACGTTCTTTTCGGTAAAATCGGCCATGTCGGCTCCTTTCGTCGGCCTGGTGGCCGCTGGATTTTTTCTCTGTTCCTGAGTAATGGTTTGCCGCCACAGTTGCGGCGTTGTTTAGCAAGAATTACTTCTTGCCGGTGCGGAGGTCACTGCCGGTCTTGACGGTGCCCTTCTTCTGGTCAGTGGTCTGGTTGGGGGCCTTGACCACCTGGGTGCCGGTATTCTTGATCCGGCCAATGTAACCGCTGTTGCTCATCGTGCTGCCTCCTTTCATCTGGTTCTTATGGATTCCGTCTATCCGACGGGTAACCCTTGCATTGCTTGCGGCATTTCGCCGCCACCGGCGGGAGCTGCTGGGATTCCGCTACCGGCCGGGGGTTGCTCCTGTGCCGTTGCCTGTGCCTGTGCCTGCTCCTGCTTCAGGCGTTCCTCCAGGAATTTCTTGGTTTGACCCGCACCGGGATAGTGAAGAAGCTCCATCTTGCTCCAGAAGAGGATCAGCGTATCGGTCCGGGAGGGGTCACCAAATGCACCGGTCTGCAGATTCATGCGAGTCTCCTGCCACATGGCTTCACGGTTGCTGGCGAGGGGAGCGGAGGTGTCGCAGCTGAAAAGGAACTGATCGTTCCAGTAGTACTGGCCGCTGGAATCTTTCTCCAGAAAGTCGTAGCGGCTGAATTCTTCGTACTGGTTCTCCCCCTTGAAATCCTTGTAGCTGACGGGTCTGGGCTCGTCAGAGTAGGCCAGGGCAAACTTGAACATGATCTCAAACAGCCGGGCATATGCGGCATTCTTCATGACCCGCTTGCTTTCCAGCCGGCCTGCAGCCTGTGCTGCGGAAAACTCCTTGGCCGCACCGGATGTGGCCGTGGTGTCTCTTCGTCCCTGGAATGCGTCGGTAATGCCCAGAATCTGCCGGGCCTCTTCATAGACCATCTGCAGATACGCGATCTCATACTGAAGATCGCCCTTGAATTCATACACATCGATGCACTGCTTCTCAGCGGGGTCGACATACCACGCCTCGCCGTCCGTCGGATCCAACCGCAGATCTGCCCGATTCGGCAGGGATACGCGGGAGCCGGCCTTCAGCAGCCGGTCAATGATCTTCTTTTCCAGTCGGTTTATGGTGTTCTGCTGATCCCGGATGGCATCCACGTCGGAGTTGCCCAGCAGCTGACCGTACACACTGACGCTGCGTTGCAGGATCACCGGGTACACATCCGGCTTGTAGAAGGGGATCAGCGTCGGCTTCCAAACCGCATTGCCGGCGGCGTCAAAGCCGGGAGCCGCACCGGGGATATCAATTCCCGTGGCGGTGGTGATGGGCAGCATGACCTGCTCAAACTCCTGTTCCTGGTCTGTAAAGTCTTCACAGCCGCACCATGGACAGGGACCGCCGTCGTATACTTCCTGCGGAGGCTCGTCTGCCGCCACCTCCATGCCGGGCAGAATGCCCTCGTGGGGTTTGCCGGTTGCCGCCTCTGCCGCCATTCTCATAGCGAGAATTTGTCCGGCAGCGTCCTGGGCTGCCTGCTCGTTGTCCAGCAGCCCGCCCAAAGAGCCGGTCATAGGATCCGGAAGCAGATTGCCGGGGGCTCTGGTGCTGCTGAGGATCACCTGACCCGGCATGGGTCTGACCCGACCGCAGCCGCAGCAGGTCGGCTGATGCCTGGCCTGGTAGTTTTCAATATCCTCCAGCTCCACGTCGTTGACCCAGACGTACTTGTTGATGCCTCCACCTTCGGCTTTTTCGTAGCCTTCATATACGGTTACGGCGTCTTCCGTCTGGCTGATGCCGTCCACACCTCTGATGCCGGGTTCAGACTCCGATTCTTCGTAAATGTTCACGCCAAACTCACGCTCCACCGCACCCTTGGTACTGGGGATCTTGACGATAAACCAGTCCATATCGTCGATGCTGCTGAACACGCCGGGCTGCGGTGCCAGCTGCTTCGGATGGATCATGCCAACATTCGCTTCGCCAACGGTGTTGTGGGTGCGTTTTGTGTTGTCCCATGCCACCCGGTATCCCACGCCGCCCTGGATCAGAACCGTTCGCTCCGACATGTCGTTCATGGACTCGAAATTCAGTCGGTCCAATTCGTTGCGGAGGAAATGCTCGATCCTGTCGGCCAAAATTTCATCCTTCTGCCGTCTGGGTGTTACCTTGGGCTGGGGGATAGAGGAGCTGATTTGGCTTTCAATGTTTTCGAAAATGATGTTCCGCACATGGGTGGCTTTCATGTCGCCAGCTCCGGGAGCCTTGTCCGCATCAATCAGCGGCCGAAGCTTGGTGTCACCGTTGTACAGCCGCTCCCGGTCGTCCATCTTCTCCACTTCCGGGCCGTATTCCCGGTTGCTCATGGCCAGCCGGTTCTGCCAAATTGCCAATTTCGAGCGGTCAAAGCCCGGCTGTCTTCGCACGGCAGTACGGCTTGCCTGGCGTCTTTTCTTTCTTCTGCTGTTTTTGCTCATATGTCCTCCTATTGCGGCTCACCCCACATACGAAGCAGCATTTCCCGCTCCGCAGGGGTAGCCCGGTTGTAGTCGTCTTTCATATCCTGGGTCCAGCGGACGGTCTTTCCCGCTGTACTCACCGTGACCGTAGTGCGTTGCTGACTGCGAATGTGATGGGCAATGGCCAGTGCCATCACCAGATCGTCATGCTCGTCAGCCTCTGCCTCCGGCCGCCAGTCTTCGTTGTAGACAAAGGTGAGCATCTCACCAAGGGTTTCGTAGTCAGTAATGGTTTCCAGGGCTCCGTGAGCCACGTCCTTCAGACTGTCGATCACCGTCTGACGGGTCTTTTTATTGGTCTCAAAGCCGTAGGCGTCCACCATCTTGCCGGTGAAGTTATCCAGCCGTTGCCGCACATACAGCTTCCGGTAGCCCAACTGCTCGATCATCATTTCCGGGAAGGTGGAGTAGTTGGTCTCGATGCCGATCAGAGCGTCGCCGTAGTACTTGCCCAGGCAATACATCTGCTGGGCATACATCCGTTCGCTGAACTGCTGATGGAGCACTGCTACCTGTTCGCCGGTGCGGTTGTCCAGCACCTGACCGACAAACCAGTCCGAGCCGGTGCCGGCGGTGTCGCCGCCAATGACATAGGGGACACCTTGTTCCGGATGCACACGGATGCGGATCGGCCCGGCCGGATCCGGGACCCACTTCCAGGAGATGATCCTGCCGGTAATGTCCTCTTCAAACCGGAACATACCCCGCTCCCAGGGAGTTTTCCGTACCTGCTCCCGCCGCAGCACGATCTTTTGCTTATCAAATACGCACTGGCCGGTGGCAATGAATGCCTCGTCCGGTGTGGACGGATATTCTTGCTTGAACTTGTTGATATCGCCGCCACAGTTGATGTCGATGCACCAGCGTCGCCAGGCCAGCTGCTCGTCATCTAAGCCAAAGGTGGCAGCCAGTGCTTCTTCCTCTTCGGTACGCTGAAAGTCGGGCGGGGGAGTCCGGCGGTATTCTTTCATTTCGTGCCAGGCGAAAAACACGGGAATAAAATCCTCCCGGCCCTCCCGCTGTGCCGCCACCGCCTTGTCCCAAAGCTTTTTGAATTCTTCAAAGCCGTTGGCGGTAGACTCGATCACGATCAGCGTCCCGGGCAGATCCGGCACCGCCTGTAATAGGCCGGTGAGGGTGTCCAGCTTGTCCCCGGGCCAGAAGGCCAGCTCAGACAGATGCAGAGCCCGGAGGGTATAGCTTCGGCCGATGCCGTCGCCGCCTGCAGTTGCACAGCGAATCCGGCTGTTAAGACCTTTGCCGCTGCCTTTATGCCTGGATGGCTTGGCAAACACCAGCTCCTGGGCGTTGGAGGATTGCTGCATAGGCTTGAGCTTGTCCGGAAGGTGGTCATAAAATCGCTTGGACATCCGGAAGAGGTTCTTTGTGGCTTCGTCCTTGTGGGCCACGATCATGCACTCAACGTTGAATGCGGTGACCGCCATCCAGAAGATGATGGCTTCCGTCAGTGTGGAGAAGCCCATCTGACGGGCTTTCAGGATGATGATCCGCACCGGCTTGCCCTTTTGCCACTGCTCCCGGATCACCTGATACAGCCGCCGCTGGGGCTCGTTGAGCAGAAAGGAGATCACACTGCCGTCCTTCGTCCGGATCTTCAGGAACAGCTCGATAAACGTCAGGCAGTTGAGCAGGCAGCTCAGAATGTCTGACATCCGGTGCCCTCCTCTGTAAGCCTCTGCAGAAAGTCCTCCACGGTATCATCAGTCACGCCCAGCCGCTCCCGGTAGCCGTAGTTGTTCTCCAGGTTGAAGATCACACCCTTGATGTCCTTGCCGGACCGGGTCAGCAGCTGCTCTTCGTTCCACGCACGCATACGCCCCACCGCGTGCGTTGTCGTGTCGGAAAACTCCGGATACTTGGCCTTGTCGCACCATTCTGCCCAGGTGCTGCGGTGAATGCCAAGATACGCACACAGACTGCCTACCGTCGGCGGCACCACATACTCGGTGACCGTCACAGGCTCACCCAGCTTGTTTGTTACCGGTACGGTTTCGTAGATCATGTGGCCCTTGTCGTCCCGCTGACCCGTTTCCCGTTTTTCTGTGACAGTGATCTCCCGGGTAATGGAATCGAAATATCGCTCCACGGCCTTGCTGAGGGTCCTGGGCGTGTATTTTTTTGGCCTTGCCATGGAGATCACTTCCTTTCGGGGTCTGTTTTACGCCTGCAAGGTAGCACGAAAAAATGTCGCTGATCCGTCAACTTGCATTTCAGGTCAAAAAGACTGACAAAAAGGCACATTTGTACACCAACCATCGCTTGACAAGGCCCTAAAACGCAAAAAGAGCAGCCCTTTCGGACTGCTCTCGGGTATGACAATGGCACCCTCGGCTTTTCGAGGGTGTGATATGACCTTATGCCGGCATGCTATCGTCAGCAGGATCCGGGTCGGACAGCGGGGTAGGGAAGGTGTAGCGTATGTACTGGGGGCGATTGGGGATAAACTCCTGAGCATATACCAGTTTTGTGCCCTTGGGTTCCCGAAGTCTGGCATCAGACAGTGCAATGCGGTCTTTGGGCTGTGGCCGTTCCAGGTTTCGGGTGGAGCGGTACTTCTTGGCATCAGGGATCCGACGCACCTGACGGATGAAGTACTCGGCAATGGGGGTGCGGTCCTTCTGCTGCTTATCCAGAGGTGTCCAGGATACACCGCCCAGGCCGTACTTCTCCCACGCATCCACGAAAGCTTCCTTTGCCTGCGCATTCACCACAAGGTGATGACGGACTCTGACGATCTCTCCTGTATCTCCATCCATGTCCGAAGTGCAGTATACGGCCTTAAGCTCACATCCTGCCTTTTCCAGCTTTCGCTTCACTCTGCGCAGGGCGATGTCCAGTTCATGGGCCGCTGCTTCCCAGATGGCATCCTGTCTGGCGGTCTCGTCATCGGAGTCAACATCCA